GATCAACGGCGACATGTCCTCCTCCTCGGATGGCACGACCCGCGGTGAGTCCCGCATGGAGGCAGCGCCTGCTAAGCAGGCTGCCGCATCCGACGATGACGAGGATGAGGCGCCCAAGTCCAAGTCTGGACAGAAGTCAGGCGCCAAGTACAAGAGCCTCGAGGACGCGTTCGCTGACCTCGGAGACTGACACACAGCACACCGATTACTGCAAGCGCGCTCCGCGAGGGGCGCGCTTGCGCTTTAAACGAGGGATAGATGGCAAAAAATATAGAGCAGGACAGCTTCACAGACGACCTAATCAAGTCACTCAACAAGTCACACGGATCCCGTGTCGCTTACAACCTGGCGTTCGATGAGTCACCCACACACGTCAAGCGGTGGATCAGCACTGGCTCCAAGCAGCTCGACTACATCATCTCGAACCGCCGCAATGGTGGGCTTCCTGAGGGTAGAATTGTCGAGATCTTCGGACCACCCTCGATCGGTAAGTCTCACATCGCTATTCAGATCGCTCGCTCCACTCAGAAGATGGGCGGAATCGTTGTCTACATCGACACGGAGAACGCGACGTCTGTCGAGAACCTAGGTCTCCTCGGAGTCGACGTCAAGAAGCGCTTTGTCTATGTGGACACCCACTGCACAGAGGAGGTCCTCTCGATCGCAGAGGAGACTATCCTCAAGGCGAAGGCGATGGACAAGGACGTGCCTGTCACCATCATCTGGGACTCTGTGGCAGCAACCTCGCCCAAGGCTGAGCTCACAGGTGACTACGACAAGGATTCGATTGGACTCCAGGCACGTGCGATCTCCAAGGGCATGCGCAAGATCACAGGTGTCATCGCCAATCAGAACGTGCTCCTCGTGTGTCTGAACCAGATCCGCACGAAGGTGGGCTGTGTGGGTCCGGACACAGAGGTAACTGTAAGAAGACGTGCTGTATAGCACTAATAGAAAAGGAGAAAAGGAAAAAAATGCAGACTCAAAAAATTGCTAATTTCTTTAAAGAAGCAGGTTGCGATTATAGAAATATGGAGATCAACAAGTTTTATCCAATTTCTGGGTGGGAAATTTTGACTCGATCTCTTGAGGGAAATGTCTGGAGAAATGTTACTCATCTTGTTCGAAAGGAGTCAAGCGTACCAGTAGTTGTTAAGTTTAATGATACAACACTGTTCGTAAGCCCTGAGCATCGATTTTATGCATCGATTGGAGGCGTTTCTTCTTGGGTAGAGGCAATGGATCTCATTGAAGAAAAGTCTGATGTAATGCTGCTGCATGAAAGCGGGGAATGGGTACCTGCAGAATTTACTGCAGGTGATCAAGAGATCGACATTTTGGATATGACAGTTGATGACTGCGAGTCGTATTTTAGCGATGGTATTCTATCGCATAATACGATGTATGGAGATCCTACTACAACTCCGGGTGGTGAATTGCTTGCCTCCCTCGCAAGAGCCTAAACTGCAAATTCATCCCGTGAATTGCTGGGAAATCCTTAGAGCTCAACTACCACAGCGCAGCGAGTAATTGCAAACGCGAAGGTCTGAAAAAGTTTGAGATTGGATAATCAGCAGCCAAGCTTCCTGGTGACAGGTTGAAGGTTCAGAGACTAGAGAAAGTAATCTTGGGTATGCCTATTCCATTTCACCATCATACTTATATGTTATGGAGGAATGTAATGGGTCAAGAAGAAATCTCCACGAGCGCGGGACAAGAATATATCTGTGAAATCTGTAAAAAGACCTTCAAGGCAATAACCAATTCACATCTTAAGCATCACGGAATAACAACAGAAGAGTACAGGAAATTATATCCACAGGCCAGATTTGGTGATTTTTCAAGATTCGAAGCGTGGAGAAACTCACAAGAGAACAGGCTTCATCTACAAGAAAATACTCGACTAGTCTATGGAAATGAAGAAACGCTAGAAAAGAAAAGAAACGCTAGACGTATTGCTTGTGAGAGGCCAGAATATCTAAAAAAGCTCTCAGAAGCATCTAAGAGAAATTCTTCATCAGAAAATATGAAAAAAGTCTACAGCACAGCCAAAGACCGTATTTCATATAAAATGAGGCTTTCAAACTTTGAAAGATGGAAGCTAAAGTTCGGTGAAGAAGAGGCTCAAATTCGACTTCAAGATTGGTCTCAAAAGAATCGGTTACCAGCTCTCTCAAAAGACACAAGTCCTGAACGTGCGTTTGAGTCTTTCCTAAAAGTGCTTGAACTAAAATATATCAAGCAGTTTAGAACTCAAGGATACATCTGCGATTTTTATCTTCCTGACTATAACGTTGTTGTTGAAATTGATGGTGACTATTGGCATGCAAATCCCAAAATATTTTCTTCTCATGATTTGATTGGGAAGAAGAAAGTTTCGGCTCAAATGATATGGGATCATGATGTCAAAAAGACAAAGTCACTAATTGATGCGGGGTATGCTGTAGTGCGATATTGGGCCTCGGAACTCAAAGAAATGAATTCACAGAGAATTTTTGAAGATATAGTCCAAGCCTCAGAGAAACTTGAGGAAGCCACATGATGGCAATTCCGTTCCACTCCTCAGTCCGAATCAAGCTCGGCGCCGGCCAGCACATCCTCAACAAGGACAAGGAGGTCATTGGAATCAACGTCTCAGCCAAGACTGTCAAGAATAAGATCTCTTCCCCCTTCAGGACCGCTGACTTCGAGATCCACTTTGGCGTCGGCATCAAGGAGCATGAACAGCTGTTCGACATCCTTCGTCGACACGGTCCTGAGACTGTGGGTGGGCGCACGATCGAGATCGGTGGAACCGGCGCATGGAAAACACTAACAGTGCACAATGCATCGACAGGTGAGATCATTGTCGACAAGAAGTTCTACAAGGCTGAGTTTGACAAGATCCTCTCAGATCCTGAGTACACTGACTACCTCGATGACCTCCTCGAGGCAGCAATGTCTAAGAAGCGAGCAACAGAACCAGCAGAAGTAGATGCTGAGTCATATGAGGAAGTGCGAGCCATTGCGATGGATGTAGATGTGTCTGACATCTCTCCTGAGGATTGATGCAGCACCCGATCATCATAATTGATTCACTCAACTTCTTCACACGCCACTTTGTAGTCAATCCCACAATGAGCCGCCAGGGCCAGCAGATTGGCGGCTTTGTGGGCTTTCTCAAAGGGCTTAAACTTCTAACGGAGAAGCTTAAGCCCAAGAGGGTGATAGTGGTGTGGGAGGGCGGAGGATCCGCACGGCGCCGAGCAATCTTTCCTGACTACAAGCATGGAAGTAGGCCACAGAAGCTTAACCGCTACTACGATGGCGATATTCCTGACACCTATGAGAACAGGGACTTTCAGATCAAGATGACCATAGAGGCCCTGAAGCACGTCCCTGTGCAACAGATCTATGTCTCTGACTGTGAAGCTGACGATGTGATAGGCTATATGTGCCGACACCTATTTCCAGAGGATCCACTTATTGTCGTGTCATCTGACAAGGACCTGTATCAGCTCATAGATGACAGGGTCACGCAGTGGTCTCCAGGGCAGAAGAAGTTCATCACTCCACAGGAGGTGCACGAAAAGTTTGGTGTGTGGCCTGTGAACATGTGCGTCGCGCGCAGCTTCGTGGGGGATCCCTCAGACAGCATACCAGGAGTCGAAGGAGCTGGCTTTAAGACAATGACCAAGAGATTCCCATTGTTGTCCGAGAAATCATCCCTGATGATCCAGGATGTCTTAGACGAGGCTTCTAGACTGTCAGAGACGAAGGCGGGTGCCAAAGTTCAGGTCCTTAAAAACATCCTTGAAGCGCAGGATATAGTGAGGCGTAACTGGAAGCTCATGCACCTCGACATCGCAAACCTCTCAGGTGATCAGATCAAGAAGATAAACGACTCCGTGTCGAGCTACTCGCCCAAGAAGAATAAGATGGAGCTCATGAGGCTCTTCGTGAGGCAGGGGATCCAGGACTTTGACGTGGACTCCTTCTTTATGTCACTAAGCGCGCCAATAACTTGAGGAATGAAATGGAAGAAAAAGAATCGCAGATCGAGCTCGCACTAAACGGTTCGTTCTCAAAGTATGGCAAGCAGTTTCAGGAGGGCATCTTTCACGGCCTCCTGACGGACCACCCATGGGCTGCACAGATGATGGAGGTGATGAAGCCCACATTCTTCGATGTGAAGTATCTGGAGTTTCTCTGTGAGAAGTACTTCCTGTACCACCACAAATACAAGTGCTTCCCATCAATGGGCCTCCTTATTCCTCTGATCAAGGAGGATCTCGCTGAGTCGAATGACAAGATCCTGCTCGACCAGACAGTTGAGTATCTTCACCGCCTCAAGACCAATCCCAATATGGGTGACCTCCAGTATATCAAGGACAAGTCACTCGACTTCTGCAAGCGGCAGGTCTTCAGGGACGCTCTCGAGAAGGCTGTTGAGCTCATCTCCACGGATAAGTTTGAGTCTGTTGTGGGTCTCATGAAGGAGGCAGTCGCTGTTGGCCTTCCAAGCTCAGTTGGCCACGACTTCTTTGAGGACTTCGAGGCCCGTTTCGTCAAGTCTCGGAGGCAGTGCTGCCCCACTGGAATCGAGAGGCTCGACGCGAAGGACATCCTGCAGGGCGGCCTCGGTCGCGGTGAGATTGGTGTCATAATCGCGAACACTGGCGTAGGCAAGAGTCACTTCCTTGTTGCGCTCGGTGCAAATGCGATGCGCGTCGGTAAGAATGTTGTGCACTACACGTTCGAGCTCACTGAGACAGCGGTCGGCATTCGGTACGACTCAAATCTCTGTGGAGTGGCCTCTAACGAGGTGCCTGACAGCAAGGATCTCATCAAGAAGAGGTACTCCGACCTCGAGCTAGGCAGGCTTATCATCAAGGAGTATCCAACGGGATCTGCCTCAGTGATGACGATTAGGAACCACCTCGAGAAGCTAATGATGAAGAACTTTATTCCGAGCGTTGTTATCATCGACTACGCGGATGTCATGCGATCCTCACGTCAGTATGACTCTCTCAGGCATGAGCTCAAGCTCATCTATGAGGAGCTGCGCAATCTTAGCATGGACATGAATATTCCTATCTGGACAGCATCCCAGGCAAACCGTGCCTCCTCCTCGGCAGACGTTGTCGGACTCGAGAATATGTCCGAGGCATACGGCAAGGCGATGGTGGCAGACGTAGTTCTTTCACTTTCTCGCAAACCTTTGGAGAAGGATAAGGGCACGGGCAGAATATTTATTGCCAAGAACCGAGCAGGTAGAGATGGAGTCGTTTTTCCTGTGCATATTGACACTGCAAGATCCAAGATTGACATTCTGGATCCCACTGAGCTATCTCTGAACGAGGCTGTCACCCAGGATGAGTCGACTATGAAAGACTTACTTAAGCAGAAGTGGAAGGAAGTCAGCAGCGCGTCTTGAGACTGCGTCGGTGATTACAACCAGGAGAGTCTATGGAGCCCATTCTTAGTCCCAATCCAGATCGTTTTGTCATCTATCCGATTGTTCACTCTGACCTCTGGCAGGAATTTAAACGCCAGGAGGCCTCGTTCTGGACCGCCGAGGAGATCGACCTCACGGAGGACAGACGGGACTGGGAAAAATTGAAGGAGGAGGAGAGGCACTTCATCAAGCACATCCTCGCCTTCTTTGCTGCCTCTGATGGCATCGTCAACGAGAATCTGTGCTACAGATTCGCCAACGAGGTGCAATACCCGGAGGCCCGAGCCGCCTACACCTTCCAGGCAGCGATGGAGACAATCCATAGCGAGACCTACTCTCTCCTGATCGACACGTATGTCACTGACGCTGAGGAGAAAAAGAAGTTGCTCCGGGCCATCGAGACGATTCCTGCTGTAAAGAAGAAGGCTGACTGGGCACTCAAGTGGATGAATAACTACACACCCTTCTCCCAGCGCCTGCTCGCCTTCGCCTGTGTGGAGGGAATCTTCTTCAGCGGCTCCTTCTGTGCCATCTACTGGCTCAAACACCGCGGTCTAGGCATGAAGGGTCTCACATTCTCCAATGAGCTTATCAGTCGGGACGAGAATGCCCACACTGACTTCGCAATTCGAGTCCATAGGAATCACATCTCCGACAAGCCTAGCCAGGCGACTATACACGAGATTGTCTCCGATGCTGTGAGAATTGAGAAGGAGTTCATCTGCGAGGCCCTTCCGGTGAGCTTAATTGGTATGAACTCTGAGGCCATGTCGTGTTATATTGAGTTCGTGGCAGACCGACTCCTCACTGACCTAGGCTACTCCAAGCTCTATAATACCAAGAATCCCTTCCCATGGATGGAGATGCTGGGCCTCGAGGGCAAGACCAACTTCTTCGAGCGTCGAGTGAGTGAGTACTCAAAAGCAGGCGTCGCGACCGGTAAACCACAGACACTTTCATGGGATGGAGACTTCTGATGAGATCATTTGTTGTTAAGAGCAGTGGTAAGCGTGAAGAGATCAAGTTCGATAAGATAACTCAGCGTATCAAGCGCCAGTGCAAGGGCCTCAACGAGGAGTACGTGAGCCCGATCGCTGTCACCCGCAGCGTGGCTGAGTCAGTGGTCGACGGTATCACAACAGGTGAGATTGACGCTCTCATTGCCCAGGAGGCTGCTCGAATGGTGACTGTTCACCCGGACTACTCCCTGCTGGCGGCACGCATTCTTGTCACCCGGTGGCAGAAGTCGATTCCTGTTAATTTCTCGGAGAATGTGGGTAGGCTCTACGACAATGTGGATCCCATCACTGGGAAGCACGCCCCTCTCGTCAGCAAGGAACTGCTTGAGCTCATGTCTGATAAGAAGGCATCAGAGCTCATCGACCGTGCTATTGTGCACGAGCGAGACAAAAACTTCGACTACTTTGGTCTAGCCACACTGCAGCACGGCTACCTAAAGTCGATCGACAGCCAGCCTGCAGAGACACCGCAGTTCATGTGGATGCGTGTCGCTCTAGGAATCCATGGTGCGGACATAGAGTCAGCCATCAGGTGCTACGAGGGTCTAAGCACCGGACGATACATCCACGCCACACCCACACTCTTCAACGCTGGCACTCCTCGTCCACAAATGGCGAGCTGTTTCCTCCAGAGCCTTGCTGATGACTCCATTGACGGTATCTTCAGCACCTACAAGCAGACCGCACACATCTCCAAGTGGGCAGGCGGAATCGGTCTCCACATCCACAACCTCCGGGCAAAGGGAAGCCTGATTGCTGGGACAGGCGGCCAGTCTGAGGGTGTT